TTTAGATAATAATACAGATGACTTTGCTGATGTAACAGGCCTACCTGCATCATCTGTTGAAGTAGTAACTCTTGGAGCTTGCTACAAATTACTCTCTTACGTAGATGCTGGTCGTATTAACCTAAGCTCAGCAGAAGCTGACCTTAACGATACAAAACTTCCAAGCACAGCAGGTGTTGCCGCATCTCGTTACATCTTTGCTCTATACCAACAAAGACTCAGCGAAGAGACATTAAAATTAAAAGACAAATATCCTATCCGTATCCACTATACAAGCTAAGGCAGATAAATGACTAGACAGTATTCAAGTATTAGCGTTGAGACAACGCTGGCTAGTAGCATCAACACAACTGCTACTAGTATAACGGTGGCAACTGGTACTGCTACAGCCCTGATGGGTGGTATCACGTTAGCACCATCTAACGCAGATATCTTTACTGTAGCCCTAGATGTGGATACAGTAAATGAAGAGATTGTATTTGTAACGGGAGTATCTGGTGACACACTGACTATCAGCCGAGGTCAAGCTGGCACGGGAAGTCCTGGAGTATCTGGTGTAGCACACACTGCTGGTGCATCAGTTAAACACGTACTGACATCATCTGACTTAATCTTTTTTCGTAACAATGCCTCACCCGTAGCATCCTTTGCCTTTAGCGGATCTACTTCTGGAACTACCACAGTGCAGGCAACTGCAGTTGCTGGTACTAATACGCTAACGTTGCCAGCTACAACTAGCGATACCTTGGTGGGTAAGGCAACTACAGATGTTCTAACTAACAAGACTTTGACTGCTCCAGTGATTTCTACTATTACTAATACAGGCACAGTAACTCTTCCTACTGCCACAGATACATTAGTAGGGCGTGCTACAACTGACACCTTGACTAACAAAACACTTACTGCGCCACTTATTAACCTAGCCTTTAACGCGCAAACAGGAACTTCTTATACTTTTGTTGCCGCTGATTCTGGAAAACTTGTTACAGCATCAAATGCTGCAGCAATTACAATTACAGTCCCACCATCAATCTTTGCAGCAGGTGAGCAAATAAACCTGCAACAAATTGGTGCTGGACAGGTAACTTTTGCGGCAGGTTCTGGTGTAACTATCACCTCAACTGGTGCTACGTCTGCAGCTCCTAAATTAAGAGCACAGTTTTCTGCTTGTACTATTATCTGTACAGCATCTAACACCTTCACAGTGATTGGGGATATATCATAATGGCAACTACCTATAAAGTGTTGGGGCAGTTAGCCCCAGCAAGCACATCAGGAGATTTATATACAGTTCCTGCTGTAACTGAAACAGTAGTATCTACTATAAATGTAGTAAATACTGGTACTACCGATTCAACAATCAGTATAGCAATTCGTAAAGATGGTGCTTCTATAGCAACAAATCAATACATAGTAAATGGTTTAGTACTAAATGCTAAAGTTACATTTGCTTATACATCTGGTTTAACTATGGATGCAGCAGATGTAATTACAGTAAGTTCAACAAATAATGATTGCGCCTTTAGCGCCTTTGGATCGGAGATAGCATAATGTCAATATCACTCATTGGTGTAACAAGTGGACCTACAGGTCCTACGGGTCCTACTGGTCCTACAGGATCTACGGGACCTACAGGTACCACTGGAAATGCTGGTGCTACTGGTGCTACTGGTCCTACAGGAGTCACTGGTGCTACGGGACCTACAGGTGCTGCTGGTGCTATCTTAGCTATCAATGCACAGACTGGAACCACATATACTCTTGTTGCTGGAGATCTTAATGATCTAGTAACTCTTAATAATGCTGGAGCAATAACACTTACAGTTCCACCATCAGTATTTAGTGCTAATGATTCTCTTAGTATTGCCCAACTTGGCGCAGGTCAAGTTACCCTTGCTCAAGGAGCAGGCGTAACAATTAACTCAACTGGCGCTACTGCAACTGCTCCTAAATTAAGCGCAAGGTTTTCATCAGCATCAATAATTTGTACAGCATCAAATACATTTTTAGTGGTGGGAGATATCGCCTAATGCCAATCTTAGGAATTACAGCTTCGTCAAAAGTAAATGTTGTTTCTGCATCTTCAGTATCTTTTCTTCAAATTGCTGGAGGCGGAGGTGGCGCTCAATCTCAAACAAGCAATGTTGGCAGCGGTGGCGGTGCTGGTGGTTACATTTCAACAACGGCGTCTGTAACACCTGGAACAAATTATACAATAACAATTGGTGCGGGTGGTGCAGGGAATAACAATGGAAATAACACATCAAGTACTTTTTATGGCACTGCTTCTGTTGCAGGTGGTAAAGGTGGCAACGGTTCTGGTGTCGCCGTAGGTAACGGCGGTAGCGGTGGTGGACAAAAAGGTACTAGTCCAACTGTTGCGGGAACTGGAACTTCTGGACAAGGTAACAATGGTGGCCTTAGTAACAGCGGCGGAGGCGGTGGTGGTGGCGCTGGAGCAGTAGGTACTGGCGGAAGCGGCTCAAATGGCAAAGCAGGCGGTGCTGGACTATCAAGTTCAATTAGTGGCTCTGCAGTCTTCCGTGGCGGTGGCGGTGGCGGTGGTGGAGAAAATAATAATAGTGCTGGCGCAGGTGGTAATGGCGGTGGCGGTAATGGAGGTCCTGGTTTTGATGAATGTGCGGGGCCAGGAGGCGCTGGAACTGCTAACACTGGTGGTGGTGGCGGCGGTGGTGGTGGAAACGCCAACAACTCAAGATGTGGTGGTGCTGGCGGTAGCGGGATTATTATTATTAGTTACTCAAATACATTCCTTGATGCAACGGTTACTGGTTCTCCAACATTTACTGACTCTGGCGGAAACAAAATTTATCAATTTACAGGAAACGGGAGTATTACTTTCTAATGGCACACTTTGCAAAATTAGATAAAAATAACATTGTTCTTGAAGTCAATGTTGTAAATAATAACGTACTTGATCCAAACAATGAAGAAGCAAGTGGTATTGCTTTTTTGATTGAACTTTTTGGCGAAGGTTCTAATTGGAAGCAAACCTCCTACAACGCTGGCATTCGTAAAAATTATGCTGGAGTAGGCTTCACCTATGATGAAGGCCGCAATGCCTTTATACCTCCAAAGCCTATTGAAGGCAGCTGGCTCTTAGATGAGGATAGTTGTCTTTGGGTTGAAAACGTAGTACCCTCCTAAATAAAACAAGGAGGAAAAAATGGAAATTATCTTTACAGATGTAGATAACCCTGAAGGTGTCTTGGCAAAACCAAAACCTGCCAGTGAATATATACCTGAGTGGTACAAAAAGGCTAAGTCTTATACAGATCCCAGTGGCAAAAAAGCCCCAACTTTAGATGGCAGTGCTCGTGCCACAATAAAACGCTGTATGCCGTTGTGGGATTTGATGACCGCTGGATACATTATTGAAACACCCTATGATATTTATGTGCGTCAGACCCCTGAAGGACCGTATTTTCAATGGGGCGAAATGCGAGCCATAGCGTTTCAAAGTATAGAACAATTCCAAAACCATCCTTACTCACGTGATATTAACTACGCTGTAAGAATTGTTCACCCTTGGAGTATTAAAACCCCTAAAGGTTGGTCAGTTTTAATCTGCGAACCTCAGCATCACGAGCCTAGTCCAATTATTTGCGCTAATGGAATTGTAGATACTGACGAGTTCTCTTTGCCATTTAATATGTTTCTTAAATTACGCGATCCAAAATTTGAAGGAATGATTCCAGCAGGAACACCGTTCATTCAGATTATACCTTTTAAGCGAGAGGCTTGGACTTCTAAATTAGGTGGAGAAAAAGAAAAAAAGAAGCACTTATCTGATCTAAGAAAATTCACTACAGTATTTTTTGATCGCTATAAAAAGTTTTGGTGGCAGAAAAAAGAATACAAGTAAAACTTAATAAGCATTACTACCTGAGTATGTGGCTAAACTGCTTTACTTTTATTTCTATTTAAGGAGACATAGTGGCCTACGGCGACGACATCACAGAGGGTATTCCCTACGTCTTATCCAACCCTGCAGGATCTACTACCTACACTCCAACTGGACCATCGTATGAAGTAGCCTTTGCGGCTCTACCATTTTTCCTTGCCAACTCAGATGATCAACCTTATCGTCGCGTCACAGCTCAGTATCGCAAGCAACAGATTGACCAGACACGTGAGGCTGGAGAACAGACCCTGACTGGTTGGTGGCTACGCAGCCAATCATCCTTTCACCTTGGCGCTGGCATTAAGTTCTTTGAACCACAG